GTTCCAACGCATAAAATAGGGAAAGCCTCCGCAGTCAGATCGAAGATAGCGGATAACCGGATTGTAGGCGAAGCTCTTAATTTTCTACTCTCCTTAACATGCTTCCAGTTGGCTTAGGTGGCATTCGCAAGCGAAAGGGCACAACTAGGTGGTCGACTCACTCTAAGCCTTTGTTGTCTTTGTTGGGGTCATGGGGTGGAAGAAACCTCCAAACCCTTTTACAAAGCCAGACATACTAAATCTAGTTGTCTGGGGTGGACGATACACTCCAACTCTCAAGTCATCAGCAAAGGCTGAATAAATCTCAGGAAGTTCATCACCTTTGTAACTAATCGCCAAGGTTCCGGTTGAAATCGGAGCTATGTCTTGGGTCTTAGAATTCAAACAAAAGTTGAAGTGGGACTGAAACGGACATGAAACATCAATGAACATTTCTTTCTGCAAAGGGAACATTTTCTCCCTAGCCATCGGTGGTGCTACGGCTGATGACGATGTGACTGCTAATCCATCGTATGCAAACCTGTTTCCTGCAATAGCATCAATCACTGGCACGCAAACTTTTCCTTCTGTATTCAAGAAGGGAGCAAAAACGACATTTCCGACATTGTCATTTTTGTCAAAGATGCGGTATTTAACTCCTCCTGCCCAAACGGCAAAAAGAGCTCTTATCCATGATTGAACTTGAACCGATATATTCAAGAAACGAACAACATTGCCATCCTCTGAAACTGAGGAAAACACAGCGAATTGATCTAAGGATGTGTTGTTGACAGGCTTGATTCGAACATAGCGACGACCAATTTCGTGGACATCTGAAACCAAAAATTCAAACTTGTGGCCTAACCCCAATTTACAGGCTTGAACCTTTCGTGTTGGGGATTGACTTTCAGTTGTTGGTTTCACATCAACTTGTTCATCCTGTGGTTGAACTCCATCCTCCTGTGTTGGTGGAATGTCGTTTCCTTGGGCCATAAGAATTGGTGTATCCTTTTGCAAAATCAAATCTTCGAATCTCAAAGTGGATCCAGTTCCAATCCTTTGGGTGGTTGTCAAAGCAGGTGTAAATGTAAATGTCACTAAAGTTGCACTTATAATGACATCGGTGATGGTGCAAAGATGTGTTTGATATACGACTCCTGTTTCCGAAGTTCGTAAATCAATCAATCCGTCTCCTAAAGTTTTGTAAGCTCCAGCGGCGGGTGTGGCATCAGGGAATGAAACATTAGTAATGAGTGTTTCCCATGTACTATAAGTTCCAAGCACTCTTTCTGTTGGTGGCTTCACAGATTTATCGACTGGCTTCATGACATAAAAATCAGGAATAAGACGATTGTAATCGTTAAAAGTGAAAGGAGAAATCGGGCGTGGCACGGCCACTCTAGGTTTATCAAATCTAACAAACACTAAAACCTCAACTTCATTAGCTACAGAATCGGGTGCAACCAATTGGTTAGTCAAAAAGAAGCTCAATGTGCCTAAAGAGTAATTTTGTACTGGATCAACTTGTTCTTCACCTTCGTAAGTTCGAAGATATTCTGTTTGTTGATTCCAGTTTACTCCGAAGTCAAATTTGCTTCTTTCTCCTGAAAAGTCCATCATGTGTGAAAAAGCCACTGTTCTCAAAGCTTGAGAAGTGACAGGCACGCCATAAGAAACCACTGCTGTTGCTCTCATACTATGAAATGGAGTCTTGACACAAACAATTTCAAAATTGATAGCATCACATCTCCAAAACATCATTTGATTCAACAGAGCAATATTCACAGGTATCCCTACTCCTTCTTTCAGACCCATTCTGGTGTTTAATTGTAATGTATACAATTCCTTTCCAATAGGGTCAGTTGTCTTTACCCTAAAAGACGACAGCAGACATTTCTTCCCAATCAAAGTGTCGATCTTCGCTTCAACGGGATTAAATATCTCCATCGGCTCTCGTGATAAAGCTGAGGGATACAATTGCAAATCAACGGTTGGTCTGACTCCATGGGATGCTGACATTCCTGAAAATACAGGATGCATAGGTATGGAGCCTGAACACAACGGCGGGTTGTCCAACGGCATAGCTGAAACATCTGCCTCCAAATCAAACTCGAGTTGTTGTTCGAGAGATTGTCCTATGGAGGTTGGGTTGTCCTGTATGGGCATGTATCCACCAGCATTATAGTAGGTGTTGTTCACACTGGTGGATTGGCCCGCTCCTTGGGCGGTTAGATGAATCCCTTGGGCCATAAAGTTTCCTTTATACTTCTGGGTTTCATGCTCGCCTGAAGGTGTTGACCACATAACTTTGCGATGTTTTAACAAAGCTACGTCAATCTTAGGTACAGTGAAAGTACTATTTGGGAATTGCGAAAAGACACTAATTGTGACTTTACTCTCATCTTGTGCTGTCAACAAAGCCGAGAGTGGAGTCACGTAAATAGTGCCTAATGATTCCGTTGCAGAAGCATAAGTACTCATCACTGATCTAAAATATATGTAAGGAATGTCTATAGAAACAGTTGAGCTCTCTCCCGGAGACATCAATACATGGGTTGTTGTTGTCAAATTGGCTAACTCAGCCTCGTAACCGGCTAGGGGCATGAAATATATGCATAACAAACCTTGTTGAAAGGGTTGTCCGTTAATTTGAAATGAGACTCTAACATCTCCATTCCAATACGAATACCTTTCAAAAGGCATGTTCTGAATATTATCACTTTCTCCTAACTGCAAAAGTCCGAAAGGAACATCAATGCTGTAAATTGATGTCCCGGCTGGGTCGCTCATTGTCCACTCGAAATCACTCCTCCAAACATTCGATTCGGTAGAAAAGGCTAAATCAACAGGTCTTTCTGCGATAGCCTTCTCCATCAAATTCACTTTAACGTTTGAAGTGTTCAGTTCAGTTGATTCCAAAGTAGAAGTCTCATTTAGTTTAGTCAGTCCAAAATCAGGTCCTTGGGCCGAAAATGACAAGAAATGATCTTTTGATGCTGCGGTTCTAGCTGCAACTATTCTTGCCATCGTTTCGTGATGTGGCATATCTATCTTTTCATAACCGGACAAAGTCAATGCACGATTAACATCATTCACAAATCGTGTGTAATCTTCTTCACCCCAAACAGACATAAGTTCCATCGCAGTTTCACATTCCTGTAAAAGAGTCTCATTGTGATTACGGGTCCATAGCAAAGTCTCAAGCAAAGTTTCCTTCCTCAAAGCTCCGCACCAAGCTCCGTCAACAATTTTCGGATGAGCTCCTAAGAAAGTGATATTCTCAAAAGCCCGATGTTCCTCTGTCAATTCGGCGTCCTTATCGTCTGATGTATATGTCTGTCCAATTTTAGCCAATTCAGCTGCTATAGTAACGGGATTGAAAAATTCCTTCACCTCGTCTGAACAATTGTAGATATGATCGTCTCCCAAAATTTCAGTCTTGACATGTTTCTCAAAAACCAAAAACTTTCCTAATCTTGCCAAACACATTACATCAAAAATGTAACGTATATACAGTTCGTGAACTTCGACGTTTATTGGTGTGGTAAGAAAACATCCAGACCAATGTCCACTAAAGAGCCAAATCAAAAACTCAGCGAACTGTATTGGTGATTGTGTTTGGTGATTGAAAAACTTATCAAAAACCTTCTTCGGAATCCAAGGGCATAAACGACTTATTATTTCATAGGCGGCGTCTCTAAATTCTTTAACCATTTTCTTGTCAAAGTTTTTAAAGTCTCCAGCTATAAAATTTTCAGTGTTCAATCTTCCTGTCAATTTCTGGTAAATCAACTCCATATCATGTGAGTACTGATTCAAACCAACAGAACTAGAAGTAGTTCTATTTGAATAAGTAAAAGCAATGAGGTAGGAACCGAACAGCATTCGGAACGCGACGTTGGCGATAACGTCCCCTCCAAATATAATTCGGGTCCTCTTCTCTCTCACTTTCTTAGGAGTTGCGAGTTCGTCTTTCAAATAAACCAAAAATCGTCCATTAAAATCTTCAACTGATATTGAATCATCAAAGAGTTTAACCATAAATTCGTCGACCATAATCCTAAAACTTGGTTCGATGAATAAGGCTCCATGGTCATCGAAATAAAAGAAGTCGCGTTTACCCTTTTTGTGAGCACGAGTACACAATGGAAATCCGGCTCCAGATTGTACCTTCATGGAAGCTAACAAGCCTGGAACTCCTCCAATGGCTTCTTCAATTGTCAGCATTCGTTGTGGAAACGGCCATTGCATATTTTGGTTCAAATTCCAAAACATGTCCTTTGTCACTTTTTCAAGCAATTGATGGTCGATTTCAGGTTGAGTAACAGACAATGTGTCATTAATCATGTTTACCATTGGGTCCTGGCCTTCACACCGAGGGTCCAATGGCGACATAAGTGGCAATTCCTTCTTTGGCGTCCAAGGCAAATGATGAGCGATAGCACTTGGTTGAAGTTTTGACTTCCTTGATACGTGAACCCTTTCATCATAAGGGACAAAACCAACTTCTTTCAAATTTGGTCCGGCAAAAATCTCGGGTCCTTGCTGATCAAAGTCAATGTCTTCAGGAATTGGCACACCTTTAAAAGACAATGCTTCTGTTATCATCTCTCTTGTTATCGGAGTAGCAATTCCAAAATTTCCTACAGCTCCGTGTCCTCCTGCGACATGCATTCCGATGTAGCGACCAACAAGAGGTCCTGCGGTAACATAAACCATAGCTCCACAATCTCCGATCTTGGTATTGGCTAAATAACCAATACATGTGTCCAAGATTCGTCGGCCTGTGGGACTACTATACGTTCTTCTTCCCGCATGTGTTGCTTGAATTGTAAACGTCGTGTTGGGGGTTTCCAAAATAGCAGGGGCTCCTTCAAATCGGGCCACATCATTGTCACTCCAGAAATTCTTAACCATATTTGCAAAGCAGTCCAAACCACTTGCAACTGGAAGCGTTATGAACACTAAGTCTGAATCAGAACTAACAACGATTCTGAGTTGTCTAACCGAATAAGTACAATTCTTACTCTTATAACAGAAAGTGATCTTAGTGTCCATGTCGTCCAAATGATTGGCAAGTGAATGGTGGAAAGTCATCACAGTTGATCCTTGAAGAGGAAAACCCAAAATATCGACTCCATTCACAATGATTTGAACGTGATTAAACGTTCCTTGAGCATTCAAAGTGAACGTACGTCTAGGAGCTTTACCTCGTGGCCTGTTGGTTGTTCTAGATTGATTAAAAGAACTTACACCCTGGGAAAAGGAAACTTCATCATCAGCTGGTTCAGTGACTGCTTGTTTAGGAGCAAAAATTGCTCGTAAACCTCGGTACAGTAAATAAACTGAAATTCCCAATCGAATAAATTCTGCAGCTGTGGTGAGCGTACGGAAGAATGCTTCCTCCCTTTGTCGTCTTGCTCTCCATGCTTCCCATTCGTCTTGTTGGGCTTGAGATTGTCCAGCATAAGCTCTGCGGAACGACTCACGGAAGCGTTCATGGTGTTGTTCTTCGTTCCTAGGAGGCTCTCTCGAATCATCTTGAGACTCTCTAGGTTCTCCGTCATCTGAGTCAGTTCTTGGATTAGATCGGTTGAATGATGGTTCATCCCCATTTGGAGGATCGTCCTCTGGGGCAGCGTCTGGCGGTGTTGGTCCATTTCGGTTCTCAAAAAACTCATCATGAATTCCTCCGCAAAAATAAAAGGATCTCAAGATGCGTCTATCGAAAGCAACACGTTCTTCTGGTGTCAAATCTAGATAAGGAGTGTCCAGATGTTCCATTGGGAACAAATGTTTCCTATTTATCGTGTTTTTGGGGTTCTCTGGATTTGGTCCGCTATGCAAATTTTCATGAGCTCCAGGAATCTTTTCACAATCCTTACACAATATGGGATGGTTAATCATATCACGACCGTGTTTATGTCCATATGGTTTATTACACCTTGAGCAATCATGGCGATGGCTTCTGGTGTAATCCACATTAGTGTGCAAATAATCAGCGATATAATCAGTCTGAGGGGGGGCTTCAACCTCACTCTCGCAAGAAGAATAATCGGAGGCAACATCTTTAAAGTTATCGTAAACCATCTTTCCGTGGCCATTGATGTATTCTTCTCCCAAGAAATCCGAATTGAAACCAGAGTGTATGTCGTTCCATAACTTCTTGCGTTGTTCTTCGGGTGTATTTGGTGCATTGAAAGCTTTAATCCAAGAATTCCACTTAACTTTGTTCTTCCTGATCTTAGCTGTTCTCTCCTCCTCTGGCTCCGGGTGGGTCGATCTGTCGTCACGTTCGGTGGAGGGACCAGCTTTTGGTCGGGTTCGTCTTGTGCGGCCCTGCGCTGAAGGTTCAGCATAAGGCGTGAAGAAGTTTTTCATGTAAGTCGGTATCATTCCTGTCAAAAGAGCCATCAAAGCTTCCTTCACACTCAATGGAGCATTGGGTATGCCATACATGGTTCTCATTTCATCAGCCAATATTTGTTCAACATCTACTTCGTCAGCATGATGTTCATGTAATCCTTGGTTTAATCTCTCACCTTGAAGTTCATGATCAGCAATGTCTAATGTCCAAAAACGAATCAATTCAGCATAAGTAAGGTCTGACAACAAAACTTCATTTTCACCCAATTCAGGGGATGGTGGTTTTATGTCAAATCTCAACCAAGAAACACTAGCTATTTGTTCGTCCGTCAATTTACTGAAATCAATAAAATTATTTCTGAACTCAAAACCTGGGGCTATCTTAACTTCTACAACGAAACGGCGTCGTCTATAGATAGCTTCTCGATTTATTCCGGGAATAACTGTGTATGGGTGATTGTTAATGGTCAATACTCCTCTAGGAGCAATAGCAGTTCCTTTAATTCCGGTGCTGGGGTCATCAACAGTTGGCATTTCAGGCTGGAAAATAGCAGTGGAAACTAATCCAAGGTATTCTTCGGCAATCCTTGCACTTGTGTCCTTAGTTGTTGCTAAGAATTCATCAATGATGATGAAATTTTCATTGGTGAATCCTGACCAGAATTTATCAGAGATGCAACGGGCATATGGTTTCACATTTCCGTAAGCATCCCTAATAATCTTAGTACAAACAACAGTTTTGGAAATACCCGGTGGTCCACAAAAATGGACTGAGTGGGGGTAACGTCGAACCCGTTGTTTGTTCTTAAAGGTAGCTAACAAGGTCTTCAATTTCAAAACTTGGTTGAAGGAGGACATCATCATTGCTCGCACAGATGCGTCCTGCAACTTCAATCGAAGAGCTCTACCATCTCGGTACAACTCATTCAACCAAGTCTCAAAATTGGGTGAAACAAGAACTTTAGGAATCCTGGAAACAGCAATCACTGAATGTGCTCGTGTCATCCAAGACTCAATAGAAGCTCGTTCCTTCTCAACCGGAGATTGAGTCAACACATTAACTAGGTCTCGAACACAAACTGGGGCGAGGACCAATAAAGTTCCTACAAGCCCTGTTGCGGATTTTCCAAAATTAATGAGATTCAAAATCTCACGGGATCTCTTCGAAACAGTAGACAAATCATATTTAGCAATTCCTAAACAAGTTCCAAGAATAGTGATCAAAGTCACAATCGGATTATCATCACCTTGAGCATAAGCATCATCAAAGGTGCCACTTCGTTTTACCGGGGCAAACACTTCGGAAAGCTTTCTCAAAGCAATTTTAGTGACATTTGTAGACAAAAATCCAATCATGTCTAAAACCATGCATAACATGACAATAGACAATACGGTCAAAAATTTGTGAGCTTTCACCATGTCAAAGACTTCTTTTTTAATTCTATCTATTGGGCTAAAAGCCTTCCAGATAGAATTAACAACGAATTCCATGACTTTGTTCAAAATCTCAGATGTCCTTTTTGACAGCAATTGGAAAAATCCAGTCACAATGTCCTTCGCCTTATTGAAAATTGAAACAAATGATTGTTTCAAAGTCATGGCGGTGTCAACAGCGGTATCCTTCAACATGTTTATCAAATTAGTCATCCAATCAGAATTAAATTGGGCGCTAAATTCTCCTAAAACAGTGTATCGTTGTCCAAAATCTTTGTCAAAGCCAAATTCAGCACGGATTGCATAGAGGCGTCTAAGGCCTTCAATATGATTCTCAACGTGCTTAATTTTTGAGTCTTGCGTGGTCAAAGCCAATATTACAGCCTTGTGGCCTCTGTATTGGCTCAAAACATCTTGTCCCAACTCCTTTCCTACAACAATTTCTTGTCGGATCAATTCAAGATCTACGAAAAGGGTTGAATCCAAAGTGAACTTACCAGTCGATGTCTTCTCATATACCAAACATGGGCACTTCTTCAAAGGTGACTTCACACTCTGATGGGTGCATACTTGGGTCGATATATGTTGCGGCGTAAAGAACTTAATGCGCTCCTCTGTATCCATGTTAATAGTCCGATTGATGCTTTGCAGCATAACCTCATTAGACACGTCGAAGCCCATAACGCTCCACTCTCCAATAGTATTGTCAAAGCGGGTCCAAGGGTGGTATTGGGTCGTTCCGTTCCGAAAACGAACATTTCCGGAAACATGAGTTCCTTGTTCAAACAAAACATCTTCAAATTCCTCCATTTCCGGCATAGAAATTCCTAGTTCGTTAGCGATAAAGTCAGCGGCAGTCGGAGCTTGTTCACATAATGGGGTGAAAGAAGGTCCTTTCTCTTGAGAGAGAATATTGGATTGATTATCCACGTAAAGCCGGGCTACGGCATCGAGTTGGGGCAGGGCTACTGCATCGGGTTGGGGCCGGATATCGGCAGGTTGGGGCGGCGCGCCAGCGGC